GTTGGGGAACTGCACTCAAACCAGCACACGAACCTATCGTAATGGCGAGAAAACCTCTATCAGAAAAGTCTATTGTAGATAACGTATTAAAACATGGCACTGGTGCAATTAACATTGATGGTTGTAGGATAGAGGGTAATGAAGCAAATGGTGCAGAAAGAAAAAAGGTAGTTCGTAAATCTAGAAGTGAAGATGGAGTCTGGACAGATGGAAACTCTGGTATGAAAGCAGAGGGAACACAATATGCAGATGCAGACCCCAGAGGTAGATTTCCAGCAAATGTTATGCATGATGGAAGTGATGTGATTACAAAAGAGTTTCCACAAACAGGCAAGTCTGGAAGTGTTAAACCTATTGACAAACAAAAAACAAATGATGTTTTTGGTAAGTATAATGAGGTTAAAGAGTTTCAAGCATATGATGATGAGGGTTCAGCTGCAAGATTTTTCTATTGTCCTAAGACATCAAGTGCAGAGAGAAACAGAGGACTAGAGAACTTTACTGCAAAACCTATAGCGTGGGGTAACCAAGCAAAAGCAGAACTAAAAAGAGGAAATTTAGATTTTGCTGCTGATGGTGATGGAACTAAACATAATAAAGTATCAATGAGATTGAACACCCACCCAACAGTTAAACCTGTTGAGTTGATGAAATACCTATGCCGACTTGTAACACCAAAAGGTGGTATAGTTCTTGACCCATTTATGGGAAGTGGTTCTACAGGAATGGCTGCAAAAGACGAGGGGTTTGATTTTATAGGTATTGAAAAAGACGAAGAATACTTTAAGATTTGCGAATCACGAATAAAAACAACTTCACCACTTATGGATTTCATGTAAAATCGTGATAGTAATCACAAATTTATTTTAAAATAAATCTCAAAAGCCCTTGACTTTGCTTTGTTTATTGTGTATAATGGTAACATAGAATAAAAAAAGAGAGAAAAGTTATGAGAGACTTATCTACCATTGCAAAACTACTTGCTGAAGAAGATATTTTTGTACAAAACAAAAATCAATCTACAGCATCGTTTGATGTTAAAAATCGTGTACTTTCACTTCCTATTTGGAAAGAAATGTCTAAACCAATTCAAGAGTTAATGACTATCCACGAAGTAGGTCATGCCCTAGAAACACCACTAGAACAATTAGAACAAGCGGAAAAAGAAAATATAGAATTTTCAGTATTAAATGTTTTAGAAGATGTTCGTATTGAAAAATCTGTTCAAAAGAAATATCCCGGCTCTGTTCGTATTTTCAAAAAAGGTTATCAAGAACTGATTTCCATGAATTTCTTTGGAACTAAAGAACTTAATATTTCTGAACTTAATCTTATTGATAGAATCAATCTGCATTATAAACATCATTCAGATATTCCTTTTTCTGTTGATGAAAATGTTTGGGTACAAAAAGCAAACCAAACTGTGACTCCTGATGATGTTTTAACCCTTGCAAAAGAAATCATTGATTTTGTTGGAAACAACCCAGAAAGTCAGTCTAAATCACCCTCTCAAGACGATACAGAGGGTGCTAAAGACATGGTAGAGGACGACACCAACTCACAAGATGATGAAAATCAAAGTGATGATTTTGATACATCAAACAGTCCTTCAGCAGAAAATGAAACAAAAACTCTTGATAACAATCAGAAAGATTCTAATTCTGATTCAACAAAATCAGATGATACTGATGGTGTTAAATCAGAGGAAAAACAAACAGTTGCTCAAAATCAAGCTAAAGGTAGTGACAATTCTGATACTAAAGAAATAATTTCTGTTACAGATATTGCGTCAAGAGGCTCAGTTAAAAACTTATTGTCTGATGCTACTAATGATATTTCTTATGCTTCTATTCCTAAGTTGATAATGAAAAATGTGATTGTTCCTAACAAAGAAATATTAGAAATTTTCAATGAACATTATACTTGTCAAATGGAAAAACGTGATACAAAGTATTATGATTCTACACGATGTGAACTTGAAAAACTTAAAAAGGAAAGTAAAAAAACTGTTGCATATATGGTCAAAGAATTTGAAATGAAAAAGTCAGCTGATCTTTATTCGCGTTCATCTACTTCAAAAACGGGTTCGCTTGATATGGGTAAGTTACACACTTACAAATATAATGATGATCTGTTTGCAAAGATTACTACTTTGCCTGGCGAAACTAATCATGGTTTAGTTCTATTCCTAGATTGGTCTGGTTCAATGGCAAGTAATCTTATTGGTACTTTAAATCAGTTATTCAATATTATTTGGTTTTGCAATCGCACACAAATTCCTTTTGAAGTTTTTGCTTTCAGTAACAATTCATTACTTCAAAATGATGAACGCCCAAACCAAAAATTTAAATCTGAAGATTTGTCTATCCCAGAGTTAAAATTGCTTCAATTCTTTTCAAATAAAATGTCTTTATCTGACCAGAATACTATGATGCATAATCTTTATATGATGGCTTTTCGTTGGAGTTGGATGACAACTGAAAATGATCGTAGCATACTAAGATATGAGTGTCCAATGAAAATGGAATTAAACAGTACTCCATTAAATGATACAATAATTGCAGCAATGGATTTAGTTCCTGCATTTCAAAAAAAGTCTGGTGTTCAGAAAACCCATATTATTTTTTTGACTGATGGTGCAAGTAATGAGATAAGGAGCAAATTTACTATCAAAACAGATACAACTGGCGAAGATTTTGAAACTGTAGATAGAGATTTTTGTCCGTACTATAGTAGCTACAGAAGTTCCGTCAATGCTGATCAAAATGTTTATTTTGATCCTACAACCAACACAAGAGTAAATTCTAAAGATATTACTGGCCGAAGTGTCCAAACTAAATGTCTTCTAAAACTTCTCAAAAAAAGATGCCCAGAGGCCTCTATTGTAAATTTCTTCGTTGCTGGAGAGGGGCGCAATGGTTCAGTAAGAACAAAAATTTTCCAAGATATCATTGGATATGAATGGGAGCACGAAGATTTAATAAAAAATTACAGAAAATCTTTAAGAAAAGATAATTTTGTTTCGATCGAAGGCGGGCAAGGATTCGATACTATTTACATTTTGCCCGGCATGAATGACTTAGATATGGACTCAGAGTTGGAAGTCGAAGTAGGTGCTTCAAAATCAGAACTTAAAAAAGCATTCAAGCAAATGTCTAACAAGAAAATGCTGAACCGCCCATTGCTAAATAATTTCATAAAAATGGTCGCTTAGCCCTTGACTTTATGGTTTAGTTGTGTTATTATAGCTAGGTAAGATTGAGATTGAGATTTTAAATTAATGAGAGAGAAAATTTATGATTACATTCACGCCACAAAAACAAAAATTTATTGATTCTGCTATAGAAATGTTTGGTTCGGGTTCTACTTTGACGAACCAACAAGTTGTTGATGCTTCTAAAACCGCTGGTGTTCCAAAAGCTGGTTGGTTTAAAAAGAAATATAAAGTTGGTTATAACCAATTTAAGTTACCATTAGAAGCTTCTCCTGCTACTGCTCCTGTAACTGTTTCAGAAACTTCTGATGAGAATACTACTGTAAGTTTGATTGCAACTAATATGGAAAAACAAAATTTAATTCCTGCTCCCTTTGAAGGTTTTGTGCCTTGGGGTCATTTTAAAACATTAAAACAAATTACTAAATCTGGTTTATTTTATCCTGCCTTTGTTACAGGATTATCTGGTAATGGTAAAACTTTAATGATTGAACAAATTCATTCTGATATGAATAAAGAACTTATTCGTGTCAATATTACAATCGAAACTGATGAAGATGATTTACTTGGTGGTTTCAGACTAGTGAATGGTGAAACAAAGTTTGTGCCAGGCCCTGTAATCGAAGCAATGGAACGCGGTTGTACTTTACTTCTTGACGAATGTGATCTGGGTTCTAACAAATTAATGTGTCTGCAACCTGTCCTTGAAGGTAAAGGTGTTTATCTCAAAAAAGTCAATAAGTGGGTCAAGCCTAAAGATGGTTTTAATGTGATGGCAACTGCTAACACTAAAGGTAAAGGTTCTGAAGATGGACGCTTTATTGGAACTAATATTCTGAATGAAGCATTTCTTGAAAGATTTGCAATCACTATTGAACAACCATACGCTTCTGCTGCAACAGAAAAGAAAATCATTGTCGGTTCTATGAAAAAGAATGGTGCTGTTGATGAAGACTTTGCAGACAATCTAGTAACTTGGGCAGAAGTAATTCGCAAAACTTTTTATGATGGTGGTGTTGATGAACTTATCTCAACTCGCCGTTTAGATCACATTGTGAAAGCTTATGCAATCTTTAAAGACAAGTCTAAAGCAATCGAATTGTGTGTTTCCAGATTTGATGAAGATACTAAAGATTCATTTTTAGACCTTTATTCTAAAATTGATGCTGGTATAAATCCTTTAGACGAGGAACAATCAGAAAAAATTGTCGAAGATGAATCAGTTAAATCAGAATGTCATTTTTAAAGTACTATAAACATAATAGGAGATAATAAGAGATAATATGAAAAAACAAAATTTCTTTAAAAGAATGATAATGCTCTCCGTATCGTTGTGGAGAGTTGTTATGAATGTGAAATATAATCCATTAAAATATGTTCCTTGTCCAAAATTACAAGCTTACTTTATGCTAGTTTTGTTTATGATTTGGAGTGTATTTTTTGGGTTTATTGCTTCAGTTTATTTAGGGTTAGTGAATTACAGCACTACAGCAAGTATAATTATTCATCTATCTGTGATTGTGCCTTTAGTTATAACAAATGCAGTATTCGTAGATGCAGAACGCGATGGCCACAAATGGTTAATTGAGTGGAAAAAAGAACAGTCAAGATATAAAATATTTGCGAATCGTTTAAAAACAAAAAATGCTGTTATATGGAAACCAGATATAGAAGCTTAAAATATTACTTTCGATCTTACAAAATAATTATGTAAAAGGTTGTAATCTATGGTTACAATCTTTATATATAATAGGTGATGCCGTAAAGGGTCACACACAATAATCTTGCTTAAATTTAAAAGGAGATAACTATTATGGTTACAAGCAAAAATATTAGTATGAGTTTCTTAGATCAAGTGGCTGCACTCAGTCCTTACACTGTAGGTTTTGAAAGGCAATTTAGTCGATTAAAAGACTTCGAGAGCTTACAAAAACAATCTACAGGATACCCACCTTATAACATTCGCAAAGTAGATGACTACATTCATGTAATTGAACTTGCCTTAGCAGGCTTCAGTAAAGATGATGTAGAAGTTGAAATTGCAGATGGCAAACTAACTATTCGTTCTGTAAAAGAAAGTGATGCTGAAGATGATGGAACAATTCATCGTGGCATTTCTTATAGAAAGTTTAATCGTCAGTTTACACTTGCTGATGATATTGTAGTGAATGGTGCGTCATTAGATAATGGTCTTTTGACTGTTACTTTGGAACAAATTGTTCCAGAGGAAAAGAAACCAAGACTCATTGAAGTAAAGTAAAAAAATCAGAAATGGGGTTGACAACAGCCCCATTTCTGTGTTACTATAGATGGAACAAATTGATAAAGGTTATTAAATATTATGGCAGAAATATATGACTTAAATTCTGGAGAATTAAAAGATGGTGCGGTGGCTGAAAAATCCAAAGACGGCCAATATATCATACCACCATGTACTCCAGAAGAATGGGAAACCATTGTACCTACCGAAAATGATTTCAAACATGTAAAACGTGCAAACAAAAAGACTCTAGCAGAAATGTCAGAAGAAGATATTCTGTTTGAAGCTAAAACAAAACGATATAGAAAAAACTTTGCACAGCGTCATAGAAGTGTTTATGAAGAACACGAAACGAATGGCACATTAGATCAACTTCCAATAGACAATATGTTTCACCCACAAACTACAGGCTCACCTATACCAGCAAAACAAGGTACAAGTTTAGGAATTGTAATGCGACCACAACTTGCATTTAACATGATGAAAGTGGATATTCCAATTGCTGTAATTAATGATATCAATGAGCATATTGAACAAACACTTATTCCAGAAGATAAAGATTTTTCCAAAAATTTAGTTGGTCAAATTAATCGTGGCAAAAAATCAAAGCAATTAGAGTTTCCCCACGAAGATTCTGATGTTGGTGAACTGTTGGGTGGTTTAATTCAAACTCTTGGCAATACCTACATGAGTAATGTGCGAAAAGATGAATGTTATAAAACAGAAATGGATAGTATGTGGACAGTACATAGTTATGAAGGCGACTATAATCCTTTACACGATCATGGCACTAAAACACCTATTGGAGTGTCGTGTATTCTATATCTGAAAGTACCAGACCAAATTGCAGCTCTTCCAAATCCTACTGAAGAATTTGGTGGACTAAATGGTTCAAGTGGTGCAATAGATGGATTTACATATTTTAATTGGGGTACTCATGGTATGCGTGATTTTAATATGTTAAGACCAGCAACTGAAGAATATGTAAAACCAGAAGTTGGAACTTTACTTATGTTTCCGTCATGGTTAAGACATTCTGTAAATCCATTCTTTGGAAAAGGTGAACGCAGAACTTTATCTGCTAATTTGAATGTAAACAAATTTGAAGAACTTGAGGACAAAATTTAATGAGTGATTTTTTAAAAGACATAATTAAACAAACAGGCAACGAATATGCATCACTAGTCAGTGATGGTGTAGAAGCAGGAGATTGCAATTCGTTTATTGACACTGGAAGTTATATTTTCAATGCATTACTTTCTGGTAGTATCTATGGTGGATTACCTGACAATAAGATTACAGCAATAGCTGGTGAGTCAGCGACAGGTAAAACTTTCTTCGTGATGGGAATGTGTAAATCTTTTCTTGATGCAAATCCAGATGCAGGAGTTTTATACTTTGAATCTGAAAGTGCAATTACAAAATCAATGGTAGTCGATAGAGGTATTGATCCTACAAGAATGGTTATCATTCCTGTAACAACTGTACAAGAATTTAGAACTCAAGCACTCAAAGTGTTAGACTCATATCTTGCAAAGAAAGAATCAGACAGACGACCAATCATGCTTTGTCTTGACTCTCTAGGAATGTTATCTACCACCAAAGAAGTAGAAGATACTTCTGATGGTAAAGAAACCAGAGATATGACAAGAGCTCAAGTTCTTAAAGCTGCATTTAGAGTATTGACTTTGAAACTTGGTAGAGCAAAAGTTCCTATGGTTGTTACTAATCATACATACGACTCAATGGGTTCTATGTTTCCAACTAAAGAAATGGGTGGTGGTTCTGGATTGAAATATGCAGCTTCATCTATTATATTCTTATCTAAGAAAAAAGATAAAAATGGTACAGAGGTTGTCGGTAATATTGTTCATTGTAAAAACCACAAGTCAAGATTGACTATTGAGAACAAAATGGTTGATGTTCGTTTATCTTATGAAACAGGATTAGACAGATATTATGGATTGCTTGAACTTGCAATCAAACATGGTATCTTCAAACAAGTATCAACTCGTATTGAATTACCAGATGGCACTACACAGTTTGGTAAGACGATTAACAACAATCCAGAAAAATACTTTACAGAAGATGTGATGCAACAGATTGATGACATTGCTAGTAAAGAATTTAAGTATGGTCAAACAGATGTACCTCTCGAAGATGATGGAGCAATTGATGTACAAATATAATGAAGATGCTACTTTAAATGAATTAAAGAAGTATATTGACTCCACTTATGATGCACACTATAGTAAGGATAAATTCCAAGCTACAGAGTTCATTATAGATGGTGGTCATGGTGAAGGTTTTTGTATCGGGAACATACTCAAGTATGCACAACGCTATGGAAAAAAAGATGGCAAGAACAGAAAGGACTTGCTAAAAGTAATACATTATGGTATAATAGCATTATACGTCAATGAATTGGAGAATTTAAATAATGAAACTAAGTAACTATACAACTTCTGTATTGAAGAACTTTTCGACTATTAATCAAAATTTAGTGATTAAGGAAGGAAACACAATAACAACAATGTCTGCAATGAAAAACATTGTTGCTAAAGCTGAAGTGGAAGAAACATTTCCACAACAGATTGCAATCTATGACTTGAATGAATTTCTAGGAGCATTGTCTTTGTTTACAAGCCCTGTTTTAGATTTCAGTGATAACTATGTTATGATTAGTGAAGAAAACAAACCTACAACCAAGATGAAGTATTTTTACTCTGACCCATCTGTTGTAACTAGTCCTAACAAAATGATTACTATGCCTTCTAATGAAGTGAAGTTTACTATGAGTAGTGAAGATTTATCTAGACTAAAGCGTGCAGCTGGTGCAATTGGTGCGCCTGATATGGTTTTAGAAAAAGATGGTTCTAGTTCATCACTTACTGTAAAAGATAAAAAGAATGATACTGCTAATAATTATTCTCTTGATGTTGATACTACAAGTGAAGGTGAGTTTAACTTCTACTTTAAAGTAGAAAATATGAAACTTCTTGATGGTAATTATGATGTAGAGATTTCATCTAAAAATATTAGTCACTATACAAATAAAAGTACTGACATAGAATATTGGATTGCACTTGAACCCGAATCAACTTACACTGTTTAATTTAGGTACACTATATAATGGAAAAATATTTATGGGTGGAACAATATCGCCCAACAAAAATCAGCGACTGTATTCTACCAGATGATTTAAAAGACACATTTTCTGAGTTCGTTAATAATAAACATATACCAAATCTAATTTTATCAGGTGGGCCTGGCGTAGGTAAAACTACTGTCGCTAAGGCTATGCTTGATGAAATTGGTTCAACATATATGATGATTAATGGTTCAGAAGAATCTGGTATTGATGTCCTGAGAACTAAAATTAAGAACTTTGCATCTACTGTATCCCTCGAAGGTGGACGCAAGTATATCATCTTAGATGAGGCAGACTATCTTAACGCACAATCTACTCAACCAGCTCTGCGTGGTTTCATGGAAGAATTTCATAAGAACTGTGGATTTATTCTTACTTGTAATTATAAGAACCGATTGATACCACCATTACATTCTCGTTGTAGTGTTATTGATTTTATAATTCCAAATGACCAGAAACCTAAACTTGCAAGAGATTTCTTTGATAGAGCAAAGGATATTCTGAATAAAGAAAATGTAGAGTTTGAACCTAAACCTGTTGCAGAACTTATGAACAAGTTCTTCCCAGACTGGCGTAGAGTGTTAAATGAATTACAAAGGTATTCTTCATCAGGTAAAATTGATGCAGGAGTGTTGGTAAATTTATCTGAATCTAATATCAACGATCTAATGATATCTCTGAAAAATAAAGAGTTTACTAATGTTCGTAAATGGATTGTACAAAATTTAGACAATGATCCTGTGCGTGTATATAGACGTATTTACGATAGTTTATATTCTAATTTGGACGCTAGTACTATTCCTCATGCTGTTGTTATCATTGCTGATTATCAATACAAGGCTGCATTTGTATCTGACCAAGAGATTAATCTGTTGGCATGCATGACAGAATTGATGGGTCAGGTGAAGTTTAAATGATATTATTACCAAATAAAAAATATAATATAATCTATGCCGATCCGCCTTGGCACTTTAAATCAAGAAGTGAAAAAGGAGATGGTAGAAATGCTACTCAGCATTATGATTGTATGTCACTAAAAGATATATGCAATATGCCTGTTAAAGAAATAGCAGATAAAGATTGTGTATTATTAATGTGGGTTACTGATCCATTATTAGAAAAAGCATTTAAAGTTATTGACGCTTGGGGATTCACTTATAAGACAGTAGGATTTACTTGGGCAAAATCAAACAAAACTAATATGGGAATGTTTACAGGATTAGGATATTGGACTAGATGTAATCCAGAAATGTGTTTACTTGCAACAAAAGGTAAACCTAAAAGAGTTAGTAAATCTGTAGCACAATTAGTTATAGATCAGCGTAGAGAACATAGTAGAAAACCAGATAGAATCAGAAATGATATAATTGAATTATGTGGTGATCTACCTAGAATAGAATTATTTGCTAGACAAACATTTGATGGTTGGGATGCATGGGGTAATGAAGTATAATGTACGAACTTAAAGATTACCTTAAAGAAATTAACACAGATAAAAACCCTCTGATGGACACAGATGATGAAATGTGGGAAAAGAAATATCCTGCTTTTATCGTAAACAAATGTCTAGCACCATTTCCAGATACTATCCACCTAGTTAACGAAATGAATCTCCACAACCACCTTGATAAAAAACTACAATTTGATTTTTTACTAAATAGTCTAAGAACAAGGAAAAGATTTACTCCTTGGCTGAAGGCGAGTAAATTAAATAATCTAGAGTATGTTAAAGAGTATTATGGTTACAATAACGAAAAAGCAAAGTCAGCTCTTAAAATACTTAATGATGAACAGATAAAGGCTATCAAGGATAGTTTGAATAAAGGTGGAAGAAATGGAAAGCATTAACTGGACACAGGGGCAGATGCTTGAAGTCGTTTTAAAAGAACCAGACGATTTTCTAAAGGTACGAGAAACTCTATCTCGTATTGGTGTTGCTTCAAGAAAAGAAAAAATATTATATCAATCATGTCATATTCTACACAAACAGGGTAAGTACTTTATTGTACACTTTAAAGAACTGTTTGCATTAGATGGTAAACAAACTAACTTATCAGAAAATGATATTGCAAGACGCAACACAATCTCAAAATTATTAAAAGATTGGGGATTAGTGGAGATTCAGGCAGAACTAGAACCTATTGCTCCTCTTAGTCAGATTAAAATTATTTCATTCAAAGAAAAAGATGAATGGGCTCTTGAAACTAAATATAACATAGGCAAAAAGAGAGAAATTTAATTTTGGAACAATTCAAGTCATTTATTACAGAAGAAGAAAAACAGCAATCATATCGTTTTGTCATTATCTATAATGACCCAGAAAATATGACTGATGATTCTAAAGCAGAAGCTGAAGAAATGGCAATTGATATGATAAAGTTTGGTAATGAACTTGGACTGAAAGGTTTTACATGTAGAATTGAAGATGCATACATATCTCACAAAAATGATAAAATGTATATACATGACATTGACGATAAAGAATTTTTGATAGATGAAAATACTTTAATATTCAACAGGTCTAAATCAAATGATTTTGCAAACTGGCAAGGTCTGATGTACGAACTAGAAAAATCAGGTGCTAATGTAATAAATTCACTTGATGTTCATATACTCTGTGCTGATAAATGGAAAACATACATCAATCTAAAAAAAGTTGGTGTTAAACAACCCAACTCTCTTTTGGTAAATAGTCCAGATAAAGTAGGTGATGTGTTTAAAAGACTGAAAACAAAATTTCCAATTATTCTAAAAACACAACTAGGTACAGGTGGTATCGGAGTTGTAAAAATTGAAAATGAAACACAACTACTTGCAACCTCACAACTTATTCATAGGTTGGGTCAAGAAAGAGGCATGTTAATACAAGAGTTTATTGAACTTGATTATGATATCAGAGTAATTGTTATTGCTGGTAAAATACATGGTGCAATGAAACGACCAACTCCAAAAGGGGATTTTAGAAGCAATGTGCATCAGGGGTCTGAACCAGAAAAAATTGAATTAACTAAACTTGAAGAAGATGAAATATATAAAACAATGAAGGCACTAACACCTAGAGGTGGTTGGGTAGGTGTTGATTTAATACCAGCAAAAGATAGAGAAAAAGAACGACCCTATTGCCTAGAAGTTAATTCTCAGCCAGGCACAGTAGGATACAACACAATAATAAAAGGGAACATTCTTGAGGATGTTCTTAAAACATATATGAATAGAGATAATTGGAAAAAGTATGAATAAATTTATAGTTGATGCATTAAGAAAAAAATATGAATATCAAATTGCTTTGAGTAAAGCAAATATAAAAAATTATAACGATGGCGAAACCCCTGCAAGTGGAAAGTATAACTACAGTAGTGCTGTAGATCCAGTTGGTGCTGAAATTGAAAAATTAAGCACTGCAAAAAATAATCTCAAAACTCTAAATTCAGAGTATCCAATAGATAAAAAACCTCAAATTCTTTCAGAATAACTCTTGACAATCCAACAATAACTTGGTACAATGTAAGTAATGAATGAAAAAATGCGAGGAAATAATTACTTGAAATATTTTAGATATACACTCGATGATCTTAAAAAGTCATCAGACAGAAAACTATTTGATTACATATCATTTTTCGCAGGCGGTGGTGGTTCATCTGCAGGCTATAAACTTGCTGGTGGTGATTGTAAATTTGTCAATGAATTTCAACAAGTCGCAGTAGATACTTATCTTGCAAATTGGCCAGAAACTCCACATCATATTTGTGGTGATATTAAAGCTGTTTCTGGTCAACAAATAATGGAAATGACAGGTATTAAAAAATACGAATTAGACATACTTGATGGTTCGCCTCCTTGTCCACCATTCTCTATGTCTGGTACTAAGAAAAAAGGTTGGGGCAAAGAAAAGACAGCCTATGGAATGAAACAGAAAAACATAGAAGATTTGACTTGGGAACAGATTCGTATTGCTGGTGAAATGATGCCTAAAGTAATTGTATGTGAGAATGTAAAAGGTCTTACAATGGAATATGCATCAGAGCATCTTGCACGAATGGTGAATGATTTTGAAGAGCTAGGTTATACTACAGTTTATAAAGTATTAAAAGGACATGAGCAAGGAGTTCCACAAAAAAGAGAAAGAGTATTTATTGTATCAGTTCGTAATGATGTACTTGATGCAATCAATATGCCATTCATGTGTGTTGCAAGTGAAGTGTTTCCAAACCCAGAAAAAGAGTTTGCCTCTATTGCTGATGCAATAGAAGATTTACAACTGAATGATGAAAACAAACTAGAGGCACACGAACTTGTTGCAACAATGAAAAAAGGTGCAAAGTGGAAATGGTTGAAAAGACTAGAAAAAAATCCAGATAAAGTTGTATCTGTTGGAGATGATGTAGTTAGGCCGTGGTATGATAAAGTTATTGCACATAGAATCAAATGGGGTAAGACTGTACCAGAAGCAAAACATTCGTTTTTTCAATCTAGACGAGTGCCTTGGAATCAAGCATCACACACACTTTCTGAGCAAGGACTACAAACAAGTCTTGCTGTGCATTTACACCCAGAAGAAGACAGAGTTTTTACTACTAAAGAATCTGCAAGAATAATGACTCTCCCCGATGATTATATTCTTACAGGCACACTTAATGAGAAACTTGCAAGGATTGGTCTAATGGTTGCACCAATCTGTATGAAATATCTTGCAGACAATATCTATAATAATATATTGAAACCATATAAAGAGCTGTAATACAAAAACTTATTGGTAAGTATGCTGCAAAAACATCTGGAAATTTAAAGAAATTAATTTGAATAAATGCCTTGACTTTGCTTTGTTTATTGTGTATAATGGTAACATAGAATAAAAAAAGAGAGAAAAGTTATGAGTTATCCATTTAAAATCAAAGAAGATGTGGCCCTAGAGGGTTTTGCGAAAAAACCTACAATGAGAGAGGGTATGACCCTCGTTAAGATGTGTTATGTTAAAGTTTCTGATGTCGATATTGCGTATGCAAACTTTGGTCGCCATGAAGGTAAGACTGACCCGATTACCATTAAGGGTTTAAGGACTGAGATACGAGAAGGTCGTTATGAAGGTCAGTATCGTGAACCCCCTGTAATTACACCCGAAGGCAAATTAGTTGCTGGAAAACATAGGTTTAAGGCTTTTAAACAGGAAAAAGATGAATACATTTGGGTTGCTATCGTCAAGTTTGCAAATACTAAGGTTTTGCGTCAGTATGCAATTTGTGAAAACTTAACGAGTGATCCTGAGAATAGAGGTGACATTCTTGATGTTGTTTCTAACGTAATCTCTGCAATTGCTGCTGGTGATTGTAACAAGAACAAGACTTCAATTAACACTTACTTGAAAGAGATTGGTTGGAAAAAAGAAATCGGAAAGACTGTTGATGCTGTTTGCTCTGCTGTAATCGAAGATTATAAACAGATGGACAATGTTACAAGGGATGAACTGATTAAAGCAGTTGATGCTGAATATGGTATTGATGTTAATGCTGCCACACAGTGGGTTGTTGCAACTTTACGCGGAGGCACTGGTGATATTGCTGGTGATCGCCATGCCCGTTTGTGGAAAAAGATATGTCCTCTGCTAGTAAAAGGTCTTGATGTTAATGTTGCAGTTGGTTTTACTGATACTCTTGCAAAAGACATTCCAGACGTAAGAAAAGGTATTTATAATAATTATCTGAAAGATCACATTAAGATATGTCACGATGTTGCAAATGCTGACAACGAAAATAAGTTGGGTAAGATTAACTTCTTGTTCAAGACACAGGTTGATGGTGAAGTCGGCAACTTTATTGATGATATTGAGGAATAAATTATGGTAATAAAGCCCCTAACACATAAACAAATGTCAAAGTGTAAAGTCACACACTCTGCTTTAAAGGGTATTATGAATGATAACCTTTGGGATTCTAATATTAATAAGAGGGATTGCACAAGACACTTTTATGAGGGTGTTGGTGCTTATACTTCTGGTTATATGTCCAATAATGCTTTGATGTTAAATTCCAAAGGCAGGTGTAAGGATCACTTTATTTCTCCCCAAACATATGCGTATTATCTTCTTGATAACTGGAATATTTTCATTGACTTTGAAAAGTTTATGAAAGAGTGGATTTTCTGCTCACAAACTATTGCGGTAACAAGTGAAGAGAATGACAAGTTGAAGGGATTTACTCTTAATAATGCTGATACTGGAAACGTCATCAAGGTTACTGTTTCAATCGTAGACAGGTATAAACTTGCTGGAATTGAGTTATATCACGATAAAGTAGATGTAATTGACAAGTTTCCTTTTGAGGTATCTGAGGAATTTCTAGAGTATGAAAAAAAGTATCTTTTGATATGATTATAATGATTGGTGGAATACCATGTTCTGGTAAGTCTACATTAATGAGAAATATTCTTAGTGAATTGGGTTCGGCAGAGTTTGTCGAACCCATAAAACTATTCGCCTGCCAAAAGCATGATGATGTTCTTGTGGTCGGTAGATATCCAGAGGGTGAAACCTTTGGTGGTACTGACAGACTCAGTTATGGAGCAATTCCAAAGTTTCGTGATTTCATTAATCAAGAAGCACCTAAACATAAACACATTTTTCTAGAGGGCGATAGATTTTTTCGTGCAGTTGATATTGAATGGTTGTTATCAGAACATGATGGGAAAGTTTATATACTAAAGGTATCACCAGAAGTGGAAAAGGAAAGACACATTGCAAGAGGAGATGAGCAAGCTGAGAATTGGTTACAAACCAGAAGGTCTCTTATCAATAATCTACAAACTAACTTTCTTCTTATGGGTGAATTAGATATACGACTGACCGATACATGGGATGCTCTGCATGAACTAAAAAATGAAATCAAAGGAATATGCAATTAAATAGTTATGGAGATAGTATGAAAAGATTATTAAAGACAGTGCATGTCGAGCACTATGAAGAATTTGAAGGCGATGAACGACTTATTAGAGTCGAAACGACAACGGAGAAGCATTTCCCTAGTGACTCATCACCTACGCACAGACCAACTAAATCTACTAAAGTAGAGTACATATAAAGTTTATTATGGATAACTATATTAGAAAGTATGAAAATGTAGTGACCGATGATTTCTGTGATGGTTTGATTGAAAAGTTTGAAGACCATCCAGAACAGCAAGAAAAACTATCTCAAGGCTTGATGTCTTTAACGCACCTTGAAATGATGCGTCCAGATACACAAATATGGAATAAAGATGTTATGCATCTTGTAGATGTTTTTAAGAAGTATGTTACAGTATACAAAAACGAATGTAAAATTGAACCAGTAATGTGGCCTGATAAATATTTAGTTGAATCATTTAGAATAAAACGATATTTACCAAATGATATAGATCAATTTGGGCCGCATGTAGATTCTAAAGATGTAAACAGTTGTAAAAGATTTCTAGCATTCTTTTTGTATCTTGATAATAATGATGGTGGTTCAACCATGTTTCCACAAATGGACATTACATCAAAATGTAAGAAGGGTTCATTATTAGTTTTCCCACCACTCTGGCCTTGGCTACATGAGGGTAAAAAACCAATTGATAAACCAAAATATATAGTAGGGAGTTATTTAAAATATGTCTGAATTATTAGACCAATTTGGTCAACCAATAGGTGGTAAGACTGAAAAAGAATTGCCGAATGCACCATTACCAAATGTCGAGCAGCTGCTGCAAGACCCAATTACAAAGAAGTTTCTTTTTCTTAATAGCAAGGAAGAGCCAGATATTACAGCTATAGGATTGACAGACGAAACTGATTACGCGGGCGTGGTCTACAAATACGGCCAAGTTACTCTCCCTGATGAGTCTAAAATAGTTGATGGAGAACCCTTGAGTTTACAGTTTAAGTATGATATAATAGAAAACAATGGATATCCTAAAGAAAAATTTGGAGATGATTTCTTCAAACTTATCGGAGATATTTTATTTCACATTATTATAACTCAATCAGAGGACGGCTCAATTGACGAACCAAACAATAGAACGGACAGCACTCAGTAATTTAGTATCCAACGAAGAATATTGTCGAAAGGTATTACCTTTTATCAAGGCTGATTACTTTGCTGTTAAAGAAGAACGAGTTGTCTTTGAAGAAATTACAAGCTTTGTTGATAAGTATCGAAAGATGCCAACAAAGATTTCTTTGGAAATTGAAGTAGAATCCAGACAAGATTTAACTGAAACTGAACATAACAAAATTGTGGAAATTATCAAAACACTTGATTCCACAGATGTTGATATGGATTGGTTGGTAGATACTACTGAGAAGTTCTGTAAAGACAAAGCCATCTATAATGCAATTGTTGATGGTATCTCTATTATTGATGGTAAAGATAAGAATCGTGGTGCAGATGCTATACCTAGTTTACTTACAGATGCACTTGCAGTATCTTTTGATAATGCTGTAGGACACGATTATTTTGACGATAGTGCCTCAAGATTTGATTTCTATCACAAGGTAGAAGAACGTATACCATTTGACCTAGAGTTTTTCAACAAAATTACCAAAGGTGGATTACCACAGAAAACATTGAATATCGCACTTGCTGGTACAGGTGTTGGTAAATCTTTGTTTATGTGTCACATGGCTGCAAACTGTTTATCACAAGGTAAGAATGTATTGTACATTACTCTAGAAATGGCAGAAGAACGCATCGCAGAACGTATTGATGCAAATCTATTAAATGTTTCTATGGAGAATTTACAAGACTTACCAAAGACTATGTTTGAAGACAAGATTAAGAAGATACAAAAAAAGACTAATGGTCAACTTATCATTAAAGAATATCCAACTGCATCTGCTCACTCTGCACATTTTCGTGGATTGATTAAAGAGTTATCTATCAAGAAGTCATTTAAACCAGATATGATTTTTATTGATTACTTGAATATATGTGCATCATCTAGATTGAAGGGTGCATCACAGGTTAATTCTTATACATACATTAAATCAATTGCAGAAGAACTTAGAGGTCTTGCAGTTGAAACAAATGTTCCAATCATGTCAGCAACACAAACAACAAGAAGTGGCTTCGGTTCAACAGACATTGGACTTGAAGATACATCTGAATCGTTTGGTTTACCAGCAACAGCAGATTTCATGTTTGCTCTCATCTCCAATGAAGAACTTGATGCCCTCAATCAAATTGTAGTCAAACAACTCAAAAACAGATACAATGACCCTACTATGAATAAAAGATTCGTTTTAGGTATTGACAGAAGTAAAATGAGATTGTATGATGTAGATAATAAAGAACAAGAGGATTTGGTAGATAGTGGTCAAGATGATGAACCAGTATTTGACAAAGGTAAATTTGGAGCTAAATTTAAAGATCACAAGTATGATGGGTTCAAGGTTTAACCTCTTATAAATAGTACATAAATATAAACTATATGTAAATGGAGCCATTGAAGTATGTCATTACGAAAATCTATTCGTCAACTTAGACCTATTCAAGAAAACTTTACTGCACCTATAGATAAAGTTCAATCTTTTTTATCTGAAGATATTGATTTGCCTAATGATGTATTGGATGGGTTTGAACACACACAAACAGATAAATCTGAAAAATCAAGAGTTAACATCAAAGTTTTGTCTGCTGATAGAGATAAAGACAGAGATGAAATTCTTAGACGATTAAAAAATGCTGGAGTTACAGCAAATACTACACCTACAAATTCTTCGGTTGATCCTATTGATGGCACATTTGATGGAAGAAATTTCCGAATTGATGTAAAACCTAAATCTGGTGGTATGGGAGAAAGTACTCTTAACTCTAGTATTACTGAACTTTTTCCTTGTGTTGCATTTGAAAAAAAGTTAAATCCTAAAAATATTGAAGATTTTATGGAAAAATTGATGGGTGTCAATTTGTCTACTTGTAAATCCATTATTAAATCAGATTTAGTAGCAGCAGAAAAAACTGTAAATGATGCTGAAGGTTCTTCAAAATATAAAGAAAAAATGGAAAACGCTTTAGGTGTATTAAAGTTTATTAACGATCAACATAATGACAAACCTATAAAAAATGTTTATTGGGGATATCGTGGTAAACCAAAAGGCGTACCATCAAATCACCCCGGCGATATGTTTATTCAATATGCCGATAATAAAATATTAGGTGTTAGTTTAAAGGCTGGTGGGAAAAAAACAAAAGAACCACAACTTAATACATATCACAATGCTATATTTTTAAATTCAAGGGGGCCTAGTTTTAATGATAAATCTGGTCTTGAATTTTTAAAAAAAGAAACATACACAAAAGTATACTCTAAAATTAAAGGTATTCCTCCTATTGACAATTTTGATGGTGGTAAAACTGGTAGACATAAAGATAAGCAATTATCTATAAATGCAATTAATAAATTATCAAAAAAAGAAAGTGATACATATTATAACCAGTATTTAGAGATAGTCCGTCAATCTCTCATAAAAAGATTTAATAAAAATAAAGATGAAAGTATAAGATATATAAAAGATGCTATACTAAGAGAAGCTCCAAATGTACCAACAATTGTTATAAAGGCAATTGGCAATTCTTATGAGGAAGTAACTGATAGAGATGAACTTGGAGTATTTTTACCACAAGTAAAATTTGTAAAAGCATATAAAGGTTCTGGTAAACAAGATTGGTTAATTGATTTAAAATCTGGAAATGAAGTTGTTTCATTATCTATGGCAGTTCGTTCAAGTTCTGGTGGTAAATTGAAACAATGGAGTTTGAAAGTAACCTATAACGGACTGAAGTAATGATATCATTCGCACAAACATTAACAGAAGACAAGGGTGGTAAGAATTTACACCTAGAGCATCTAGAAGATGAAATCATTAACTATGGAGTTGATGGTGGTAGAGCTGCAATCAACTTCCTACGTTCATTAAGAGATATGCTTGCTGGTAATG